AAATCTGACCCTGTGGAAATCAGCCTAGTAGGCGATGCACCGGTATTTGGGTATAGCACCATCCAAGATACCGCCAAAATAACAGATAAAATAATCCTGAACCAACCGTGGCCAGCAAACAGCACAACGGATTTTCTAAACACGGAAAAAGGGGGAAAACTGACAGGAAAAGGCGTACAGGATGGAGGCAACTACACTGCAGAAGCATTCCTAAAAGCAGACCTCAGCAATGTTACAGGAATCAGCATTGCAGACCTACGCATGAGCATCGCACTGCAGCACATTTTCGAAGCCGATGCACGCAACGGCACGCGATACCGCGAGTTCCTTTCCGGCACATGGGGCGTGACAAGCCCGGACAGCCGTCTGCAGATTCCTGAGTACATCGGCGGACAGCGCATCCCAATCAACGTAAATCAGGTTGTACAGACAAGCCAAACGGACCCGACGACCGGACAGGCACTAGGCAATACGGCAGCATACAGCCTGACCACATGCAGCAAGCAGATGGTGGACTATGCAGCAACTGAGTACGGCTTCATCATTGGTTTGGCGGTGGTACGAGTAGAACACAGCTACCAGCAGGGACTTGCGACCAAGTGGACACGCGGCGGGCGGTTCACATACTACGACCCACGTCTGGCAGCACTGGGCGAACAGCCGGTGTACAACCGTGAAATCTATGCACAGGGCACAGCCGAAGATAACGAAATCTTTGGCTACCAAGAGGCCTGGGCGGACTACCGCTACAAGCCTTCTTACGTAACCGGTGAAATGAGGTCTAACTACCAGACAAGCCTTGACGCATGGCACTATGCAGACGATTATGACGCACTTCCGCGTCTCTCGGCAGAGTGGATTCAGGAAGGAACACAGAACATTGACAGAACAATTGCAGTAACAAGCGCAAAAAGCCATCAATTCTTGTGTGACTTCTACTTCACAGAAGATTGGTACCGCGAAATGCCTATTTACAGCATTCCCGGCATCGAAAGAATCTAAGAAAGGAGGAAGCCCCGCAAAAGCGGGGCTATTTTTGAATGGAGACATTATTAAAACTTTTGCCATCACTCATGCAAGGACTGAGCATGCTAACAGGCATCATAACAAGCAGTAACCAGAGCGGCGCCAAGAACAGCCAAGGAGCCGGCAGCGAGAGCAGCACAGGCAGCGAGACCACAACCGGCAGCATAACAGGACCACAACAGATAGGCGCAACACAAATCAGCACACCAACAGGCGTCACAACATTCGGCAACCAAAGCAGCGTAAACACCGCAAACGCACTGCAAATGATGAGCGGACTGCTGAGCAACCTCGCAAATGCTGGAAGCCAAGCAAGCGCCAAGAAGTACAACAGTGCAGAAGCGGCAGCAGAACGAGCGTTTCAAAAGGAAATGCGCGGGACAGCCTATCAGGACACCGTAAAGGACATGATCGCAGCGGGCATCAATCCTATCCTAGCAGCGACCAACGGCGCAACAAGCGCACCATCGGGAGCATCTGCAAGCATTGGAAGCCAACGTTATAACCAGCAGAGCGCACAGGCTGCAAGCGTATCCGCAATGTACGAATATGGCAACAACACGGCAGAGCTGGCAGACAAATACTTACAGCTGGCAAAACAGGCCACCAGCGCAAAACAATTTAAAAATGCGAAAAGCTGGGAACAGGCAGCGAGCGAGCTGGCAACCTCAAGCGCAAAACAGGCGCAACAGTACACCTATGCAGCTAGCAAATTAGGTGCAGGCCTTGCGGGAGCCGGCAAAGCAGCCAAAAAAGCAGCAGAAAAGGCTGGCAAAGCAGCCAAAGACACAGCTGGAAACTTCAAAAAATACAACCAAAGAGTACCAATCATGCCAAACATGGACGCATTCAACGCATACAGAGGAGACTAAGAAAAGGAGGGGGATGGCAAAACATCCCCCTTTTTTAGTAACAATAATCCAAAAAATAAAGAATGTGGAAAACTTGAGTTTTCAACACTTTCAACAGGTTTTCAACAACAAGTTGCACAAAGAAATTCGTCAAAATGACGAACATTCAACAATTCAACAAGTTTTCAACAAAGTTTTCTACAGGCAAAAAGGCAATAAATAAACGTAGTAACGTAAAAAAAACAAGTTTTCAACAGTTTCCACGCTACTACTACTACGACTACAACAAGTTAATATAAAAAGAAAGCGAGGTGTCAACCGGCACAAGATAGACAAGGAGGCTTGTGCCGGTAACAAAAATGCCATGTACAAAACCATTAGTATTTCAGATGGATACGAAAAAACCGAAACTGTGGGGAAGTCTGGAAAACCTATCAAAGCAAGAACTGCAAGCGAACATCATGGACGGAGTCAAAAAAGGAAAATACGCATTGTTACCATGCGGTAAATGCGAGTACTGCCGCAAACAGATGGCAGACCAATGGGCAACAAGAATAGAGCTGGAGGCCAAAGAGTGGGACGATGTGATTTTTCTGACGCTAACTTACGATGATGAGCACATACCTTACGGCGAAATTATCAAAGGATACCAGAGCATCCAAAGCCAAACTGTAAGCAAACGAGACGTGCAGCTATTTATGAAACGTCTACGGAAAGCATACAAGAAGCCGATAAAATACTTTTTAGCGGCAGAATATGGCGACAGAACAAAAAGACCACACTATCATGCTATAGTATTCGGATTAAAGCCACCGGATGCACAATGGTATAAAAACCAAAAAGGCAACAGCTATTTCAAAAGCGAGTGGCTACAAAAAATCTGGGGCAAAGGCATGATAGACTTTTCACCAGCACAGCCGGGTAGCTTTGCATACGTGGCACAATACGTCAACAAAAAAGCCATAGGTGCAGAGCAAGCGGCAAAATACTGGATGGAAGGCAGAGAGCCAGAGTTCCGAATCATGTCGAAAGGCATCGGCGAAAAGTATCTGAACGAACACAAAGATGAAATCTTGAAAACAGATAGCATCATATGCGCAGGAGGGCGCGAGAAAAGGCCTCCACGCTATTTTGATAAGATTCTAGATAAGGATACCAGCCAAGACACAGAAAACTATTTTAAGGCACATTCTGACGAGCTGAGAGAGGTTAGAGCCAGACGCAGACGCAGTGCGATACAAAGTTTAGTAAATCTCGAACAGTCTACAAGCGTGGATTATGAAACCTATCTAAACATTCAGAGGGAAAAGGACAAGCTAAAGCAAAAATGGCGTGAACCGAAAGCATGACGCGCACAGCGCTTATAATGAATGGATTAGCCGCATTCCGCTTTAGCTCCATGCGGCAGAGCGCTAAAGCGCTTTTCAAACCAAAGGAGCAAAACCAGCAACTAATATATCAATCTATTTTCTTAAAAAACCTTGACTTTTTCCCAAAAAAATGGTAGAATATAATCACAGAAAGGAGGCCACAAAAATGGCTGAACAAAAAAAATACAAGTTCTTAGTAGTGGTAAACCACGACGACTGCACCAACACAAAAGAGCTGCAAAGCATGACGACAAAAGAAGCAAGAAATTACGCAAGTAAACTTGCACAATTACGCGGGATTGATTCTGTTGAACTTTACCGTATTGACAAAACAGAGATTTTTGCATAAAATAAAGACAGACGACCAATATTGGTTGTCTGTCTTTTATATTTAAAAGAAAGGAGATAACACAATGGCACACAGAAGCGGAGCGGGTCGAGGAGACCAGAAACGTTTTACCCAGACTGCAAAGCGGGTAAAAAACATCAACGTCCGGCCAAAGGTCAGCCGGGGCGGCATCAGGCTGTAGCTGGACAAAGGCCAAAAAAGAAAGGAGGTGGTTTAATGGCACTGATTAAGGTCAAGGACGTCAAAGAAGCGATTGAACTGATGATGAGCATTCTGGAAAAGCTTGACGAGATTTACCACGCACTGAAGAACGCGGGGAAGGAGTAAAGATGCTGCATGAATACAGCTTATTCAATCAGGGCACCCACCAAGTAAGCGAACACTTCAAAGTGAAAGAATTTGCACAAAAAGACTACCGGTGTGATAAAATTCTCATTGAATCAGAACTAGTAAAAGTGCTGGAAGATGTAAGAACACACTTCAATATGCCGGTGATCATCACCAGCGGATACAGAACACCAGAATATAACAAGAAAATCGGCGGTGTAAAAAACTCACAACACACAAAGGGCACAGCAGCCGACATCAAAGTGAAAACGGTGCTAGCAAGCGAAGTGCAAAGATACCTAAACCGCAAATATCCAGACAAATACGGAATAGGCAGATACAAAAACTTTACGCACATAGACGTAAGGGAAAAGAAAGCTCGATGGAGGGGCTAAAACATGAAAATGACGTTCTATTGCTTCAAAGACAGCGTAACCAACGGATACAGCAATCCATTCTTACAGCTCAACAGAGCACAGGCAATCCGAACGGCAAAATGGAAAGCCAACGAAAGCAAGGTAAACGAAATCGAAGACATCAGCCTAGTTGAACTGGGCGAATTCGACACCGAAACGGGCGAAATGTACGGCGCAGACCCGAAACAGCTGTGCAGCCTGACAGACCTCAAGGAGAAATTTGATGCTAAATCCTGACGTAATGGTACGCTACTACGGGATGCCAACTGAAAGAGTAGCAAACAATCCGGGCAGCAAGACTGCACCAACGTGGAAAGCAGTAAAGCGACCGAACGGCACAACCGACTACATTCAGCAGCCGGATGAGAACACATACGAGAAAATCCAGCGAGCCGGCGAGGGCTACGACCTTGCAAGCGCAATCGCAAGACTGGAAGCTGGGGACACATCCATCAAGGCAAAGAGCATGGTATACACCGAAGGAACGGACCTTGAAAATCTGCCGAAGGATATCATGACGATGCACGAAAAGGCCGAGGCAGCAGCCGAAACAATGGAACAGCTGAAACAGGTGCAACAGACCGAACAGCCGAAGCCGAAAGAGGAAGAAAAAAAGGAGGAGGTGAAGGAAAACGAACCGAAACAGTGAGAACCATTTCGCGCAAGTGCCACGAATGGAACGACCGCGAAGCAAATTTGACAGAAGTCACCAACTGTTGACGACCATCAACGAAGGTGACCTAGTGCCCATCTACTGCGATGAAGTAATTCCGGGCGATACAGCAAAAGTACGCCTGAACGGGCTTATTCGTATGAGCACACCCATCTATCCTATCATGGATAACTGCTACATGGATACCTATTTCTTCTTTGTTCCGTGCCGTCTGTTGTGGGAACACTGGGAGAACATGTTCGGCGAAAACGATACGGACTACTGGGCAGAAAAGACCGAATACAGCACGCCGACTTGCACAATCGGCGGCACATCCGGTCTGAATAATGGCACCATCGGAGACTACTTCGGATTGCCGACCGGAGTCGAAAAAGCAATCAAAGTCAACGCACTTCCGGCACGCGCATACGCCATGATTTACAACGAGTGGTTCCGTGACGAAAACCTCGAAGCACCGCTAATGCTGGGATACAAAAAAACAGACGAAGGGGGAACGCAAAAAGACCCAAAAAGCATCGGGGGAATATACGCAAACGACCCGAATCACACAACTGAAACGGTTGAAGCCTCATTTTACGGCTTAAAACCGGCAAAAGCGGGCAAGTTCCACGACTACTTCACCAGCTGCTTACCGAGTCCGTTGAAATCTGACCCTGTGGAAATCAGCCTAGTAGGCGATGCACCGGTATTTGGGTATA